TGAACACATCATCTGTGCCACTGGTCCTTTGTACTCGGATGATAATTCTTCTATGATGTTGAAGTCTTTGTCCCAAACTAGTTTTGAATATACCTTCATAATTCTTTTTTCCTTTTCGCGTGTGTGTTTATAATATCCCTTTCGCGTGTGTGTTATATTATAAATAATCTTGTCAGTCCAATTATTTATCGGATCAATTGATTTTGAAACTGGATCCAGAGCGTTGCAAAGGGTTGAATACCTTAGCAACTTTGGACACATCCACGGCTAAATTAGGCAAGTGACTTATTGCACCACTGGTTGCGTCAATACAGTCATCATGCACCCTTGGTTGAGGGAACGCTTGTAACTCATCCATGAACGGTGTTTCTTTTACTCTCTCATGAACAAACATACGTCCTACTTTGATCAAAGGTTCTAATGTTTGTGCAATGAATACCATTTTGTTTTTGGATCTAAATTCTGCAATCACTTGTACCATCACTTTCATTTCTCTTGCAACTTTACGTAATTCATTTGCCAACGTTGCAGAAAAGTTTTCCTCAACGTATACGTGACTTATTTTGTGGTAAGCACAAGCATGAATAATTTCTCTACACTGTTCTGTAAAATCTTTTGTTTCTTTGTCTACTGCACTCAATACTTTTATGTCATGCACAAAAGTATTACCCTCACTGTCTCTAGCACATATGGATAGAACAGAATTATCTCTACCACTCAATCCTTGTGCTGGATCCCAGTATGAACATATACGTTCAATGTTGTGTCTGCCCAATGTACACGTGGTTATTGCATTACCAAAAGGTTGTGCTATGCTGTTCCATTTCAATTCATCATCGTAGTATTTGATGTTTTCTAATTGTACTAATGGTTGATAAGTTGATTCAGGAATCAACATATACTGTGAATTGAAATCACCTGTGGTTGTTTCTCTGCGTTGTTGATCCAACCATTCATATGTAAACATTTTTTCTGGATGGTTGTCCCATGCTAGGTAATCTTCCTCGGCAACTGTGCTGTCTTCTTGTATCACATCACGTTTCCTTACCACTGGTATACGTTTGAATTCATAACCAACACTTTCTAAATGATCGTATATGGTTTGTTCATGGTGAGGTGTTCCCACCATGAGAATTTGATTTGAAAGTTTTCCAAATTCACTTACACGCTCTTTGATCCTGTCTCTTTGATCAGCAGTTATAACGTTGTCACTCGTCTCTATGTCGTCTGCAATTACCATACTAGCATGAAATCCGGTAAAACTCGCACCTAAACTGCTGACCGTGACGGAAGGATTCAACTGCATTATGGGTCGCTCCACTGTGAACGTTTCTGCTTTCCATTGATACAGATCACTTTTCATGTCCTGCAACATGGGGTGTGACTCAATCATGTTACGTATGAACAAACTGTTCCTTAATGCTAGATTACGTTTGGCTGATATTAATAGACAACTCCAGTTAGGATCGTGAAACAATTTCCAGCAAACATACGCACCTATCAAAAACGATTTGCCACCATGCCTAAACATTTGTAATCCACGTCTAGGGTGGTCGTCAGTGTTTTCTAACCAATCACATATTTCTTGGTGTACGGGTGGTGTGGTCTGATTACTGATTATGTTCAGCGTGTCTAAAAATACTTTGAATGGTATTTTGGACATTACTCATTTGCTTTTTTGTCAAGCCTTTTTTGTGCCATCGAAAGCAATTTTGCCGCTTCACTTTTCTCTTCTTGGTTATTCATACCAGTTGGATGCACTGCACCTGATGATGCTTGTGCTAGATATTTCAACAACATAAGTTTTGCACGTTTACCATTGTCTAAGAATGTAGTTTTTTTGATATAATCCTTTTCGCTTTTGTCAGGATAGGGTGTATCAAAAAGACTGTGTGCTTCTTCGACTTCTTTTTTCCAGTAACCGTCTGCAAATCCTTTGAGTATGTTTAACCATTCTTGTTCTACTCTATTTTTGCTCATTGTTTACTTCTTCTTTGGCTGGTTGTTTTGGTAGTAATCCTACAACTTTTGTGTATAAATCACCTATTATTGCTAGGTCGGGTGCTTTGAATACACCTTTCTGAGATGATGCATCTATAATTTGTGCCATAAGCACAAGATCTTTGTCTTCTAATTGTTTCATTGTATATTTTCCTTTTTTGTTCTGTTAGTTTAATTTACACCCCAGACTACTATGACGAAATCTGGGGTGCTTGATATGCCTAATGCTTATTTCTAAAGCCTTAAGTTCAAATTATTTATAAGGAATATTATGAGGAGGTATAAAAAGGCCAACAGCCTCGACTAAAAAACTGTTGACCTTGCATATGAGAACACATTCATAAAATGTCATAAATGAATGATACACATATTTATTTGTTGTTGAGTATGCTGATAAAAATTTTATTAAGAAACACTTTAGACAACAGTGTTGCGTGTCTTTCTAGTGTTCTATCTAGTTCTTTTTCGTATTCACGTTTTTTGATTATTTCTAAAATATCAGCGGCACTTTGTTTTGATCTGTGCTCTTGTTCTGATTCTTTTAATTCAGCCAGCAGTTGTTTTAACTTACTGCCCTCTTTGGCATCATTTTCATCAATTGCTTTTTGTATCTTCTCGTTTTGTTTTTTTATTTCTTCTTTTCTTTTTCTGTTCATTTGTTCTCCTTGGTTATTTGTTTTGCTTTACGAGGATTTTTTTTGCCTAACTTTGAAAGTGCTATTTTCTCTTTATGATCATATTCTTTTTGGTGTGCGGCTTTGTGCAGTGCCATAATAAATGCTCCTCTGTCTTTTATAAGTTGTTCGTTATCCATTAACATGACCTCCCTTTCTCCAGTTGATACCACGTGCTTTGGATCCTTTACCTTTTGGTTTTATACGCTTGTTTTTTGTTGGTCTTCGCATGGCCTGTCCTCTTACCATCATTTGCACATTCCATATGTGCCAGCCTTGTTTGGTATTGATCCTGCATAAGTTTTTTGACTTCTTGCCGCGACCCCATCTGCCATGCATGGTTTTCAAAAAATCAAGGTAATCTTCCCACATAATGGTCCACTTTTGTTTCCAAAATTTGGCTTGTGCTTTGGCTTTCAAAAATCTGTAATAGTGCTTGTGCACCTTGGGATCTGGTCCAGTTAACCACAATCCTTTCCTAGGACCTTTTTGTCCAACTGGTGAATCAGGATTTCTCCTTAACCAGCGTTTTTGTTTTATACTCATTTTCTTTCTTCTTGCTGGTGTCCATCCTGCGGCTAATCCAGTAAGTCCTTTATTCCATGGTGTTTGTGTATTGGTCATTTTACTCCTTTTGGTTATTTTGGTTGTTTTGGTATTATAAACTTAGATAGATTACCATATGCATTAGGTGGTATTTCTTCAATCATCTTAATCTGTATTTCATCAGCCGTCATCTTATACTCTGGATTGTATGTGTTCCACAGTTTGGCTATGATGCTACAATATTTGTTAAAATTATCAACCATTTTCACAGATACCCTGGCCGGTTGTCCGTTGTATTCATGAAAGCCTAGTTGTTGAAATGCCCACAGCATATCATCTATGCTAGGATTCCAACTGTATTTGCCTTTTGCCCATTTTACTGGCTCCATCATTTCTGCCCTAAATTGTTTCCAGTCACGGCTGTCTTCCCAATTTGGACCTCTATACACTACCATTCCGGTAACAGCGTGTATGTGTTGTATTAGTTTTCTACGCTCGTCGTATGACTGTTCGTAGTATTTGTTATTATTTCCTTTGGCTAAAATGTCTTTGTATGTTGATTGTATCATTTTTAGTGCCTCCTGTATTGTTGTTTGCTTTACTATTATTTAGTGCAGATCCAGAAAAGACCCGTTATTTCTGAGTTCGTGATATATAACAGTATGAAGGCACAAATAACTGCACAGCAAAGGCACATTAATACACTACAAAATAATCAGGCAAAACAACAAGAAACAGCAATTCGTAATTTTGAAAAACTATTCAAATGCAACATCATGGCACTAACTCCCCAACAAATAAGAAAAATAAAAAGGCAAAGACAAAGGCTCCAAGCAAAGGCATTCAGGCAAAAACAAAGACAAAGCCAAGTCTAACCAGTGGCTAAAACACTAGTCGTAATATGATGGCTAATGACCTAGTTTTAATATGTGTGCTTCTATTTGCACATATTTGTAAGGGCCAGAGATTTTGTTTGATCCGTAATAGATCAAACGTTTAGCAGTTCCAATACATCCGTCTGCTGTAAATCTAATAGAATTTTGTGCGAGACATCAAGCACAAAAGATGGTTATGTGCATTTTTTTTATTCTAAAATTTGCATATAGCCATCTTGTGACTTCAACACCAAGTTAAATGATTGTTCGCGAATTAAAGAAAACAAATAAAAACGAGTGCAACGAGTTTTTGGACTAACAGGGTTAGTCCCATACACAGCCAGAAATGATACCCAGATAATATGTGGGTATAAATACTGTCGGAAGTTTATTGGTTTCATGAAACTTTCAATTGATGTGCTAGGTACTCCTATTTCTTTTAGTGCCTTATCAGACAACAAGGATACCTAGCACTGAAAAACTTCAACGAAAAAATCACCCCATATGGACATTTTAAATGCAGTGAAAGCCGTCGTCATGTCAGCAAAACCACAGGTCGGAGCTCAAGGGCCAGTTTGCCTGGCAATCGAGTGTGCAACGGCAATCCCCATGTGTGCAGATTCGTTTTGGATCGTAAGAACAAGTCATGCGGTCGTGAGGATTTGGAATGCCCAGCGGCAAAGAATCTAACTAAAATACCCTATGGTTGGAAGATAATGTGTGGTGTGTGCAAACGTAGATGGGAAGTTAAAACCACATCTTAAAACTGATACCAATCAAAAACATCAATATGGTGTACAACAGCCATTCGTTGCGTTTGACACGTGAATCTAAATGTGCTATGTGATTGTTGATCAAGAGATTTATTTTTTGTTCAAGTTTGTACAATCTCTCTTTGGTAGTCATTATTCGTTTTCTATGAATGATTCACCTGTGTATTCTTCTAATTTTTTAATCATTCGTTCCATATTAACTCTTACAGTTTTACCAGTTTTTGTGTTCTTAGAATAGTATTCCCATTCACCTGCTTGGTTGTGCGGAGATATCTTAGTGACGTTACCCGCTTCATCTTTGACGTGGACTTCTGATGAACTTGAATCATCTTTGGCATATATCCAACTGAAGTCTGCACCGTGTGTGGGATCACCTGATTGGTTGTCTAATCTTATTGCACCCATTCTTGATGTTGCCGCGGCATCTTCTGAGTAGAATGCGTATCTGTTGGTTGCCGCACTCTCCTCAGCACCTACATAACGATATCCATAGTGGTTTGTGAATGTGTGTCCTGATGTTAGGTAGTACGAAGCACGATAACTTGTTCCGTTTGTGACTGTGGCATTTCCACTTGCACTACCACTGTCGTCTGTGGCATAAATGGTTGAGTTTGCACCAAAACAATCTGTGATTGTGGCATCACTTGCAAGGTTGCCGGCTGTTGAAACATAAACACCTGCTTGTGAATCAAACCCTCTTACAGTTTTGATTGTGGATGCACTACCACCACTGTTCATTACAGTTGATCCAAATGTTAATGCTGTTGGACCTCTTGAAAAACCTGATCGTGTGTATGAGAAACCATTCAAATCCGTGGTGTTGGTAACCAACATAGTTCTCTGTCTGAAGTTTGAGTTTGAACTTGAACTTGCTGTGACAAGTTTTGTGTCTTGGTTGATTACGTTCATGTAGTTTCTGCCTGTGGTGTTGGCATTTACTTCTTGGTTGGTGTTGATTACAACACCTCTGATATTGTCTACACCTCCGAAGAAGTCTGTGTATTTTGTTGATTCAAATATGCTGGAATCATCCGTTGATAATTCAATAACACCTGTGCCTTGTGTGCCTATTTCTAAATTGGCATTTGAGTTGGCAGTCTTGATTGAATTATCATGTATGATAATACCATCCAATGTTGCGTCACCTGTGACTCCCAGTGTTGTGGATACAGTTGCCGCTCCTGTGACTGCAAGTGTTGATCCATCATATGTTAACCCTGATTCACCTTGAAGTGCGTGTGCACCTGTGACAGTTGCCACCTGGTTGTTTGTGGATCCTGATAAAGTTGCTTTGGTGTCTGCGTATGCTTTGATTGATTGTTGTGTGGCAAGTTTTACATTTGAGTCTGTTCCCATTGCATCCTCGTCTAGGATACCTGTTACAGTTGCTCCATCACCTGCTATGCTTAAATTTTCTAATACAACAGTTCCTGATCCATTTGCATTTATTTCTAAGTTGGCATTTGAGGCATTTGTTGAAATACTGTTGTCGTGTATTGTTATGGCATCCAAAACAATGTCACCTGTTCCTGCAGGATCTAGTTCAATGTTACCGTTCCCTTGTGACTGGATAGAAAAGTTTTGGCTCGTTGCAGGTGTAGTTGCACCTTGTGTGCTTGGTGATAATACCGGACCAGTATCTGGCAATAGTATTTTGAAAGAACCACCTCCGGCTGTTTGACTTGACAAAAGCCACTGGTCCGAATTAGCCGCTAATGTATTTTTAATTTCACCATCGTGTGTGTATAGTGTCTGTGCACCTGTTTGTCCTTGGATGCTACCAATATTTAAACCTGCTCCGGCATTATAATTCGTTATTCCACCACCAGCACCACCGGCTCCAATTTTTAAATCTGCCGCATTAATACTTCCGACGTTAGCCATCAAGTCTATTATGCCTGAGCCGTTTGCATTAAGTTCGAGATTTGCGTTTGAAGTATTTGTGGTAATAGTGTTGTCGTTGATTGCAATAACGTCTATTACTGCCTGTGTTGCTTCTAAGGTTGCAACTTTTAAATTACCTGCCGCAACTGTGATACCACCGGACTTGTCACCTGCTGTTGCAGTTGTTGTTCCAAGTGTGAATTCGTCTTCTGACTCATCCCAAATTATTGCCGCATTGTCACCTGTTGATCCACGTTCAATGATTATACCAGCATCATTTAATGATTGTGATATACCTGAATTTAATTCTATAATGTTATCTGCTACTGCTGTGTTTGTTGTGTTAACAGTTGTTGTACTACCATTAACAGTTAAATTTCCTGATATAGTTTGATCCCCAGTAACCGTCAACGTACTTCCGTCAAACGTCAAATTAGCCTCACCCTGAAGTGCATTTGCACCTGTCACTGTTGTAATCGTATTATTAGTAGATCCTGATAGTGAAACACCACCTTGGCTTTCTTCTAATGTAATTTTACCTGATGAATTGTCATATGTTAATACATAATTGTCTTGTCCTGCACCAACCGATTGATCCGCATCAAATAAAAAGTTTCCTAGTTTTACATCACCTGTTCCACCTGGATCAAGTATGATGTCTGCGTTTGAACTTGATGAAACAATATTGTCATTGATAGTTAAATTGTCTACTGTAATACCTGCTCCTGTGAACGTGGCACTGTTTGAAAAAGTCCACGGTCTGTCTGAACTAAAGTATGTGTTAACGTTTCCTGTGAATTTAACATCATTACCTGCACCGGAACTTGTGGTTGTGTCAATTGTTATGACATCACCAGTTGTTGTGTTGTTCAATCTAAATGCTGTGCTTCTATTTGCATGAAAACCACCAAACCAATCAACACCCGTAATGGCATTGAAAGCATCGGCAGTAATTGATCCAGCGTTGTAGATGTTGTTGTCATTGACTTCAATATCACCTGAGCCTGATGCATTCAAACTTAAATCTGCGTTGCCAGTTAGTGCTGATTGTATTGTTGCGGCAACTGTTGTACCTGTTAATACAATTTTACCTGTGCCAGCGGCATCTAAAATTAAATTGTCATTACTTCTTGTGGTTGTAATTGTGTTATCGTTAATACTAATCGCATCATTGCTGATTGAAGTTGTTGCTGTAATGGGTCCTGTAACAGCAAATCCTGAAGCCGCTGTTCCTGTAAACAGTGTAGAACCATCTACTGCCCCTGTAATTGTTCCTGTTCCTGAATCTGTTATTGTAACACTTGTATTAAGTTGTGATATTGCATTAGCAGAACCTACTGCACCAACTGAATCATCCACGTATTTCTTGTTGGCTAAATCACCGTCCGCACTTGGTGCCGCAGTTGATCCACCTGTAACTTTGTTGCCGTCCAACAGTATGTTGCCACCCGGAGTAATCGTGCCAGTTGTTGCCAATGTGCCTGTTACGTTGGTGTTGGCATTCAATTCAACTGTTCCTGTGCCTGCAGGATCAATTGTTATATTCTCGTTGGATCTTAGTCCCACTAGTGTGGCATTATCAGCATTATTACCCAATGCTAATGAATCTGATCTAACTCTGCCTGTGGCTATCAAATCACCATTTGCTATGATGTCTGATGAAGCAGATACATCACCAGTTCCTGTCGTGTTTAAAAGTATGCCTTGGTTTGTGCCAATTGCTGATATTGTTCCATCAGCACCTGACAATTTTAAAGTTGGTGTTTTAAAAGCGTCCGCTGATGTTGAAGTTGTGGCATATGTTGCGTTGCCAGTTACTGCACCGTTTATGATGGGTGCTGTTAATGTTTTGTTTGTAAGTGTCTGTGAACCTGTTTGTGTTACATCACCACCACCATCTGTCGTTGCCTGTGCGTTACCTGATGAGTCAAAACTTAATACTTTGTTGGCTCTGTCTGCCGCGGCAGGAATTGTTAGTGTGGCAGTATCTGTGTTTGGTTCTACAGTTGATATTGCTCTGTTTTCAATCTTGTCTGTGGCATCAATAACTGCCTGTGATAACCTATCTAATTCTGTGTTTACTGTGGAAGCCAAGAAAGCACCCGAATTTTCAAAATCCGTTGTTCTTGCAAGATTTGTGTCTCTGATTAAAGTGATGGTTCCTGAGCTTGGTGCACTGTTAAATGTAACAGTTCCTGTGCCTGAAGTGCCTGAATCAAATGATACAGTATAGTGCGTGGTTAATGTTTTTTTAGTAGCACCTTCATATACAGCGATAGATGAACTATCTGCAATCTCAAAGTTAAATGTGAATGCCGCTGTTGAACCGTCTGCTGTATAACTTAGTCTTGGTGTCGTTGTTGATGTTGTCATAACTTCCTTTTTCTCCTAATATTTAGTTTAATGCTCCAAAGGTTAATGTTGAGGGTATATCTTGTATTTGTGTAATATTTTTTTTGCCTCCGATCCTTTCATCGAATGCTTCATTATCTAGCCTACTCTGTGTTCTGTAGTATCCATCTGGGTCCATAAACTCAGTCAAGTACTCTGTAACAAAAATTCTGTATAATGCTTTGGTCAGCACAAGGTTTTTGAAACCGGCAGTATCGGCAACAAATTTTGTAATGTTTGAAAATCCTTTTGCAATCAGTTCACCTTCGTCTAGACCTTTGCCTTCTCGTATTGCACCAATTCCCATTTTCCTAAAATTGTCTAATAATTTGCCAATATCAACAATCATTGGTCCTAAGAATTGTTCTAATGTTTGGCTTGTAGTTCTAATTGGTTCTTTGTTTGGAGATATAATTTGTGCAATAGTGTCTTCTCCTCCAAGTTGTAAAAACATATCTGACAGTATACCAAATGCACCACTGGTCGTTGCCGCACGTGCCCAAAGCGTTGGGCTATCGTATTTGTAACCTTGTTTGCCGGCTACTACTTGTTTTAATTGTACAACCAATGCACCCATGGTTACCATTAATCCTGTAATTACGGCAATGTCTGCTACATCATCTACTAGTTGTTTGTTTGGTCGAGCAAAATCAAAATCATCAGTTAATTTTCTTTTTAAAAATCTTCTTGCAATAATTTTTCTGTAGTATGTTATTGGGTGTGTTTTAAACTGTGTTAACATTTTGGCTATTTGAGAAGTTGCACCAGCAAATTCTTCAGGAAACAACGAAGTTGCAAGTATGTCAAAATCACCGGGTTTGATGACCATGGTATCTACTGCATCATTCATTACTGCCTGCATTTTTTGGAATACGCTGTCTGTGCCAAGTCTCTTTCGCAGTTTTACACTGTCAAAATCATGATCCTCTATCTGTCGTAAATGATTCATGTCAAACATTCCATCTTCGTTCAGTGGTTTATTTTTTAACATAAAGTTCCAATCTTCTTCTGATACCCCGTAACGTTTTAGTTGTGATCTAAAATTTTTGTGTAGGTTATTCCAAGTTGTTTTTTTTGCGATGTGTATGCCTAATCCTCGTGCATAAACATTTGCCGCGGCACTTTGTAAACTTTCCGTCCACCAAGTAAGTCCACTGGCTTTGAATATAAATCTAGCATATTTGGCCGTGCCTTTTTCATATTTTGAATACGCACCAAGGCTGTCTACTGCTCCAAATCTTTCACCAACCTTGTTTAACATTCCAGAAACTGCATCCAAAGTTAATCTTCTGTGCATTTCGACCTCTGATTTTTTGCCTATAAATTTGTTTGTTCTAGTGATGCCTGCAATCAAACCGTCAATGTCTAATCCAAATAATCTTTTGCCAGCATAACTGAATGTGGGCACATCAAGTATTGATGTTACACTTGCACTACCTAATTTTGATATGTTTTGCACGTTACGAAGTGCTGACATTATACTTGCAAATTTGTCCGTTTCTCCAAAAGCAGGATTGACATATGTTGAATCAACAAATCCAAACACGCTTCTAGCAACTTTTCTTTGGAACGTTGGCAATTCTGTAAATCTTTCTCCTAATAGTCCTCCAATCTTTTCACCGTTAACTACTTCACCAACTGTTAATTGTTTTTTTAATTGTCCAAACACCCTTTCGTATCTTGGACCAAAAAATTGTGTCATGCCACGCTCACGTGCATTTTCTAATATTGTACCCATAAATTCTAAAGCACCTGTGTTATAATTTGTGTATTGATCAACCACTTTTTGTCTTGCCTCTCCATCGATAAAACTTAAATGTGTTTTGATGTTTGGGTCTTGTTTTAACAGTTTGTAATTTTCCCCGTATTGCTTCCTAACTAAATCACTTACTGCTTTGTTAACTTTTCTCCAACCCAGTGAAGTATCAGATATGGTGTTGTATACGGTATCGATTACATCTTCCGTAATATCAATTTCACCATCTGACTGTTTAATTTTGTAACGTCTAACCTTGTCAATCATAAAATCTCTAAATTCTTGTCTTGTTGATTCTTTGATTACTTTTTGGTAATCAAAACGTGCGGCCATTCTTGTTTTGGTTGCAATACCAGTTTTTCTGCCCATAATTTTTAAATCAGCGGCACTGTCTCTAACAACAGTATTGAAAAATATTTGTGCTACTTTGTATGCTTGATCATTGTCGGTCACTTGATTTACATTTGTTCTAAATTCTTCATTCATTGTGTAGAATTCATTACTCATGTCAGCATCATTTTTTTCGCTTTGGATCCAATCTTCAAATCTTTCACCTTTCAAAATACCATTGTCATCTAATGCACGTTGGAAATTTGCCACCATCTCTTTCTGTCCATTTTTAATGATTAATTCTAGAGGCACGTGTCCCACAACATCGTTGGTGTTTATCAACAATGCCTGTGAGGCTCTGTTCACCTGTTCTTCTGGTGTGTATTTTTTTGCTTTCCTAAATGGCAAAATAGATAATGGGTCATTGAGGAATCCTCTTGTTGGATCTCTTTCACTTAAAAAATTAGCCAAGTTATCAATCTTTTGCATTGTTTGTATGCCTTTGATATAATCCAGTTTGTCTAGTTCTAAACTTTCAAGTATGTCACTGTCGTTGTGATTTACAACATTTTCTACAAATTCATCTTGATATGTTTTTACATTGCCTTCTGCGTCTCTGACCACTTCACCATTTTTTTTGATTGGATCTGTGAAACGTATACCTTCTTGATTCAAACGTAGATCTAAATCATCAAAGTCTGCTTCAAATTGTTTGACCACATAAGCATCATCAATCAACTCCTGACCTCGTTGTTGTCTAATTTTGTTTAATCCGTTTTTTATTATATCAATACAATTTTTACTTAATGCCATTTTTATAATCCTGGTTTGTCACAGTTGACTGCGTCTCTTAAAACTGTTTGTTTTGCCGCTTTGTCATCAATGACTTGTTGTTCTAATAAGAATGAATTTTTCACTCTATCTCTGTTTAGTTTCAATGCTTTGCCCATACTGCCGACTTGAAATATTGTTGGTGCAACCTCAACCAATCTACCATTTCTTATTTCTAATCCAAATTCTTTCAACCCTTCTGCAGAGTACTGTCGTTCTATTTTTTTTATAAATGTTTCTTGATCAGTTGGTTGTGTGTTATCGACCTGTTCAATATCGCTATCTGTTTTTGCATTTCTTGATCTTGATGACATTTTAGATGCTTCTGCATCAATTTCTGTTTTTCGTGGATTTGTCACATTGTCCACTGTTGACGTTCTTTTTATTGTAGAAATATTTTGCGTGGTGTTTCTTAATTTTAAATCTTCCAACAATTCTGGTCTTGCTGATGCCTCAATTATTTTTTGTATTTCTGTTTGGTTGGTTACTACACGTTTTTTACCATCTTCTGTAATAATTAATCTTTCTACTTGTTTTCCATCTCTGTTTGTAACTTCAAGTTCTGCAGATGTGTTTTTGTTTTTGAATTCAAATACCACATCTGGTCCTAATTTAAATTGATCAATTGGCTGTATTATGCCTGCTTCTTTACTTGCATTATAATCTATTTCTTTTTTCAAATACTTTTTAATTGCATTGTTCAAACTATCGTCATCACCAAACATATTTTTGCTGATTACAATTTCTTCTCCGCTGTCGGACAATCTTAATTTTATGTTTTGTGCAGGTATCAAATTATTTTGTAATGCATTCAAATGTTTGTTAACTTCTTGTCTTGACCCTGTCATTACCAGCGTGTTTGGTTCTGTTGTAAAACTAATTGCATCGTCTAATAAATTATTGTCTTTGGCATCATACGTGTATCTGCCTCTGCTGTCCACAAATATTGCTTGATTGCTTCTAGGTTCAATACGTCCTGTGTCGTTGTAAAAATTATTTTGATGTTTTCTTGTGTTAAGTTCGCTTACATTTCTTAATCTTGCAAGATAAGGAGTTACGTCAAAACCCCACGGTTGTTCTTGTTTGTAAAATGCAGACATTGTTTTGTTATCAATTGGATCAGGATGTCTTAATCCTCGCAAATATTTGTATGAAGCGACAGACCCATCTATGACACCACTCAATATACCACCGGCTATAAAAGCCATTCCTACGTTGGTCATAACATCACGAGCGGTATAATCTTGTCCTCTGACTTCGTATGCACTTGCAGTTAATGGTGTTAAGCCTGCTTCAATGGCACCACTTGTTGCTCCAATAGTGCCCATTCTTTTTAATGCACGTACACCTTTTGTTGATAGTTTTCCAACTGTGCCTAAAAAAGGCACTGGTATTAAATTGATTGGATCAAACACCATGCCACCAAAACTACTGATCACCTGTGCTGTTTTGCCTGCTAATGAACTTTTTGCAAAAGCATCTTGTCTTTGTGCCCCAATGTTCATTGATTCATTGGCTCTAAACACTAGATCATATGTTAGATATGGTTCCCATTTTATGTTTTCATTATACAGTGGGTGTGATTCGTTCCATTCGTCTTTGGCTATTTCTGCTTGACCTTTTCTTATTGCTTCTTGTTTCAACGCAATATCACCAAATAATTTTATAGTGTTTTCTTCAAAACCAGTGGTCCACCCTAATTTTGCATTGTCCCAGATAGTTTTATCTCTTACCTGTGCTTCTAATGGGTTTCCAACTCTTACTTTATTTTTTGGTGTTATTTCAACCGGCATTGTTACTCCTATGAGCCTGTGTATTGGCTAACATTTTCATTTCTTAATGCTTTTTGTTCTTCGAACACTTCAAATGCTACGTCAGTTAATGATTGCAAAACGGTCATTGTTGTTGGTGCATCATTGAAAGTTTGACGTTGGCTGTGTGCTTCTAAATTCTTTGTCCATTTTTCGTACAATGCATCTTGCACATCTTTCCTACCTAAAAAATTCAAATACTCTGAATTGCTTGACAGCCATGTCATACTTCTTAAAAATGTTTCTTTTTTCAATTTTGGTGATCTCAATGCCATACTGATTGCATTACCTATTGCTAATTTGTTGACATCCTCGTTGCCTGCAGATGCAGGAAATAACACAGGTACAAAACTGTCTTCGTATGTAGAAGTTCGTTGACTGGGTGCAGTTTCAACAGTTGTGGTATCAATCCAATATTCTGCAAAATCTTTTGCCCATTCGTCGTTGTCTTGATTTACGTTTACATAATCAACTGTTTCAATGCCTGCCTCGTCTGTGGTGTATATTTGTTTTTGTATTGTTTGGTCAAACTTCCAATTAGATAACCAATTTTTTTTGATGTCCATGTTCCAACTTTTTTCTGCATCTTCAGTAACTAGGATTTCGTTGCCAACCGTAAAATAACTGTCAGCATACAGCAGTTGATTTGTGCCACTAGGTAATTTTTGATATATCCTAGTTGCCTCAAATCCTAAACCATCTCCTTTTTGATAGAATGATATACCACCATTGTGCCAGCCAAATCCGTAATTTTTTGAATCACGTCTAAAATCGTCTAGTGTTTCTCCAATACCAAGTTTGATGTTGTATTTGTGGGGTTGATCAATAATTGAATTTGCTAGATCAATTACAGGTTGTGTGTCTAATGTTTCACCTTCGCTTGTGTAAATGTATTTTGGTGTTAGTATTTGTGAACCATTTTTTAAATCCAATGTCACATAGTTTTGATTGATAAAAGACTGGGCCTCTATTTTTGCCTTGTCATAGTTGCCGTGTTTTGCAAATTCTCTGTAAAATACTAAACTGTGTGTGTTTTCAATTGCTTGATAAAATGGAGATTCTGGATCAAGTTTGTTGTTAAATGTGCTGGTAAAATCTTGTGCAATTTTTTTTTCTACCTTACCAAACCTTTTCTCCCCAACCTTTTTTTCACCCTGTTCTAAGTATATTTCTTTATTTTTCCAAGCACCTTGCAAATAGACTGCCTGACTGTAAGTTGATTGATTACTACCCAAATCAGCAATCACTGTTGCAACATAATTGTTATTGTCTTTGCTGTATTTGGCTCCTGACACCAACATGGCTCCAAAATATTTTTTATATTTTAATTTTTCTGTCACCAAATATTGCACAGCATCACGATCATTTTCTAATATCTGCCAACCATTAAACATCTGTTCGCTGGCTTCTTTTGGTGCAGATATCATAGCAAACGGTACATTGTACATATCAGCAATCTGCGGTAGTGTTTGATCTAATGTTTCTGCATTGGTTGGGTCGACTGCCACGTCAAGTTTCTGTGCGGCAAACTCCCACATCTCACCGTTGTTTTGGAATTCAATTTTGTCTTTGTTTATTTTTTGCACACTGGCAATGGCTTCATCATACGCATTCAACAACACAACCTTTTGATTATCTGTGATGTCAGTGCTTTTTTCCAACAATACTTTTTGTGCTGTAATATCTGCTATTATTTCATTGTCTTTTGTGTTGGCTGTAATGATTGCTTGGTATGTGTAGTTTCCAACAATGATGTCTGCTTTACGCAATAATTTTTGATCTTCAATTTGCTGTTCTGTTGCTCCTTGTGAAAGCAATAATTCTTCGTTAATGTCATTAAGATCTTTTAAAATTATTCTATTGTTTTCATCTCTGGTAAAAACTTTGCCTAATTTAATCTGTTTGCCATATTCTGAGTTGGTTTCAAATGAGTTAGACAACTGTGCTTTGTTGGCCTTGATCGTGCCGTTTTTTAATTTGTCTAATTCTGTGCCTAGTAAAAATCTTTCTTGGGCACTTATTTTATTTGATCCTGGGATAACACTGCCGTACACGTCACCAAAGTTGTCCATGTTGTACGTGCCATCTTTTACGCTTTCTATAAATCTATCTCTGGCTTCTGGGTCGTCTGCTCTAGCCTCAAATTCTTTTGTTATCAAAGCAGACAGTATTGGTGACCTTGCTTCGGTTTTTAATACTTTGATATCGTATTCACTCAATCCATACGTTTCTTTTAGTGTTGTTTCTGCCGTTTTCATTTTGGCAAAAGCATCAGCGTAACCTGTGCCCGATGACCAAAATGTTTCTGACATTGGATCAAAATCCATGTCATTGTTTGCAAGTATGTTAGTGACTGCAAATGCTTGATCCTTGTAATCTTCCATAATAATATTTTTGTCACTTTCGTATTGTTCTTTACGAATATCTGCATCTAATCTTATTCTTACATTGAATGCACTTTTGTCATACTCTAGACTCAAATCATTTTGTAAATTTGCTGGCAACGATGATAACCATTTGTTTTTGTATTCATTTACAGCACTATCATATTTTTCAAGATTGTTTTGATTGTTAAAACCAATCTCTGCTAATTTTGTTTTGTATTCTTTTTCTTTTCTTGTTATAAATGCTGTGTTGGCACCTTTTTGATATGCTTGACCCGTTAGTGTAAAAGGTGTTCCTGGTGCTACATAATCTGGATTTAGGTCTTGTTCTCTTTGACCTTTTTGTTCAGCGGCCGCTACTGCCATTCTTTTGTCTATTGCTTGTGCTGTTTCTGTAACATTGTCAATAATTTTTGTTAGCCCTGTGCCCATTTGTCCTGGTGCATTGTAAGTATTTTTTGCAGTAAGGCCTCCGCTGTATGTTGGTATTGGCACGCTACGTCTATTTTTTTGCGGTATTATTGTTTTTGCTTTTGGATTGTAAGGTATACTCATATTACGGTGCGTCTCCTACTTTGATCCCTTGATCTTTTGGTACATTTGTTTGTGTTGTTATTAGATCACTAAATCCTCTTGTGCCAAGATACGAAGCCGCTTTTGTGTAACCACCAACAACGGAATAATCTGCTTCTTTGTTTAGTACGTTCTTTCTTTGTTCTTTGCCAAGTATACCACCTGATGTGTTAAATGCATCAATGTATTGATCCTCTGCAAAATTTTCTGCTGTTAAACTTAATATGTCTCCCGGTGATCCTTCCAACGTAACTCCTGTCAAACCAAATCTTGCTCTTTGTTTTCCTAATGCTAATAGTAGTTCCCTTTGTCTTTTTGCTTTACGTAAGGCAAATGCTTCTTTGTCTTGACTGATACTGTAATCTACCATGTTTGCTTGTTGCCTTAAAATATTTGCTTGTGCATATCCGCTGTATATAGAACCACCTGCACCGATAATTGGTAAAGCATATTTTGCCACATTGGCTAATGTTGCTAGTGTTGAAGTAGTTGATGCTGTGGTTGCCGCTGTTGTACTTGCCGCGGCCATTGATCCACCGGATGTGGTTAATAATGACGATGCGGCCGCTCCACCTGTTGCGTAGATTGCCGCTCCTATTAATGCTGTTTTAATTAATTGATTTTTTGGTGCACACATGGTTAGTTTCGTTTCCTCTCAACTATAAAAATTTCTTCATGACCTTGAAAATAACGGTCAATTTTGTTAAACTTTAACATATTTAACCATTTTACACTCTGTGTGTGCCTGCTCCATACTTGCACAAGGTGTTTTTTATTAGGATGTTTTGTCATACTATTTCTGATTAGTTCTTCTGCTTCTCTTGATATACGAAAGAAAAAATCATTTGCCAACGGAGTGCCAATAAACCAATACCATACTTCATTGTCTATCACGTGTGTGCCTGCGGCCAGGAAAGGTATGTTGTGGTAAGATCCTGTTACTCCATCTTCAAGTTCATCAAACTTTCTAATTAATCTGTTTCTGGTATAACCCATCAATGTGATCTCTTGCAGATCCACATCTCTGCAATTATTAATAACATATTCGTAGTGTTCAAAATTTAGTGGATGCCTGACTGGTTGTTTAACCAGCGTCTTGGAGTTTGCCACCTGCAAATTTAACTTCATTAGTCATACTTAACAAGGTACATGGTAGTGGCTCGTCACTTTTGAAAGTGGTTTGAGGTGTTGTTGCATATCCGCTTAATCTAACACGTTTTTGTCCTGTAAATCCATCTATGCCTTGATTTAACAACGACGTGCCAAACGATCTAAATGGTACAACAATGTTGTCTACCTTGCAACTTTTTGTGTTTTGTAATTGTAGTTCACATAAAACTTTTCTAACTTTTTCTCCCAGTGTGCTTTGTCCACCTGCATTAAAAACAATTGGTAAAGTTTTTGCTGTGCTTTCATAGTTGTGTCCAATCTGTGTGCTGGAACTTGTTCTTGATAATGTAAAATTACCAGCGTTGTCCACGCTGATTTCTGGATGCAATAAACCATCGGCTACAACTTTTACAGTTCTACCTTCTAGTCCTTGTGCTCCTGTAAAACTTGAACCTGTTGAATCTGTTGTGTGGAATGAATCTAAAAATATATCATCTTCTGACCATTTTTCTAGGAATACTCCTGTGTTCAAACTAGAACCGTCATTGTCAAATCTTTGTACCAGTGAATATAATCTATCGTCAACCACGCAAAGGTCTTTGAAGTTGCCGTCTGTGGTAAACTTCATCCAACCCACAACAGAAAATTCTGTGTTTACACCCAATACTCCTAGACTGCCATCTGAGTTTGTGCAGAAAACATAGTTGGTGTTGGTGTTGGCATAGTTGGTTAATACTGCTATTCTGTCTGCACCTGACAGTATGTCATGGTGTACTAGTGAATAGTTCTTGGCTGAGTATGCATCTGTGTTAAAGTTGTAAACAAATGCTCTTAATTGTTTGCCACCTTTGGCCACAAACAATACTTCGTTGTCCACAATCTTTGGTGTTGTTACACCCGAGTCGACTCCGTAAGATGTTTGTTTTCTTACAAGAACGTTGCTGGGAGTTACAGGTTCTCCTGACATGTCAAACTCACCATCTGATGTGAATATGAAAAGTGATTGTTGTGATACTAGGTGTTGAATTACGTTAACACTGTCTGAAGCAATAGTAAAAATTATACTTGCATCATCTGTGATTGTTCCTGTTACATCTGTCGAACCACCTGACTCTGTAACTGTTCTTGTAAAACTGTCAAAGTTAAAAAAGTCTCCTGACTGTGATCCAAAAATTGTTTGCGGTTTGTCTCTGGTGCCTCCAAATATCAATCTGTTCTGGTGAAAAGAAACTGAACGCGGATGTCCACCACCCAACGAACTAGAAAGATCTGAAAAGGCATCTATTTCCCATTCATGTCCTTCTGCTGTTTCTGTGTCCACAAGATCGTAAATTACATCTGCTACCATAACTGTGGCACTGGTTCTTGTTTTTAATTTTACCAATCCACCATTTATTACCACGTGCATATTTTTGTGTCCTGCGGGTGCATCTGCATCAACCCATCTGTATGTGCCACCTGCTAGTGTCATGTTGATGTTGGTACCTGTTGCGGCACTTGGTGTTAATGTAGCATCAAAGTTAAAGTTTGCTGTTGGTATGTGATCAAATGCAAGATATCCTATTGACCAAGCGTCATTGGTACTACCTCTCACAAGTTGCATGGGTCTTATGTCTTTGTGCACCAAAATCATGTAGTCAAAACTTTGTGTGAATCTTATATCTGCTATGTTTGATGTTGTGATCGGAAACACATTTCCGTCTACACCGTTTTGTAATACAACTTGTCTGACATCTTGGTAATAGATGTGTATTTTTGCTGGATCACTGTCGTGTGCTGGTTCAACAATCAACACATATTCTTGTCCATCTGAGAATTTAAAAGGAATTAATCTCGATGATGCATGAAATCCTGCTGTGGTAAGTGATGTTGATCCGTCTGGTGTGGTTGAGTTGTCAGGATCTGCTGTGATAAATTGAAATCCTCTTCTTTTTTGTATGCCACCCTGTGGTAGTATCAAGAAGTTTGACAGTTCTGCCAACCCTGCTCTGTAAATGGGTGTGTCATTACGACCAAAAATGTTTGGTCCTACTTGGCCCTGTGTAAAATTAGTTTGCGAATATTTTCTTATTGTCATTGTTAGGTATTACTGTGTCTTAACCTTCTATTGGTCAGACCTGTATTACCTAAATGTGCTTCAACATATCTGCCTGGAGGTACTATGTTATGAGGTGGATTTTCTTGTCCATCTGCTATTCTTGCCGCTCTCAGTTTGGCTTCATAGTCTCCAGCCAATCTGTTTGATAGAGTGCCAACACCTGTTATGGCTTCATTTATTTCTAATGCCACTTTGGCTATTAATGTTTCTATAAAAAATACAGGCATGTCATCTTCCACAATGTTTGCAACGTATTCTATGAATAATGTTTTTTCATTAGCAAATACTTTACTGCCTTCAATGCTGTAATCTTCTGAATACATTCCGTCTGAATCAAAAAATCCTTTAATTCTTATAACATCACCCGGTAAACTGAACACATAAAGGTATTTGGTGTTCGTGGGTGTTTCATTTAATCTGTTTAAAGATTTGTTGGTTACAGCAAAATTCCAAAATGTATAATACAATAAGCCGTTTCTCACGTTGTCATACATGGTTGAACATACGTTTGCTTCGTGTGATCCATCTGTAAATGAACTTATTGTTGCGGCACCACATTTTGTTAGTGCTTGGTTTGATATTGAAACTTTACTTTCAGCCATGGGTGGTTCCTTTTTTGTAAACTATTTATCGGGTATAAAAAAAGACAGGCCCCCAAATTAAAGAGGGCCTGCCTTGAATGAACTGCGAAGTTGTACAGATATTACTCTGTGACCTCCACTTTTACAATGCCGTCTGCGTCGATTGCCGTTGCTCCACCAGACATAGTACCCAGTACTAAGTGACTCGCTTTCTGAGCTACATAATCGATTCTTGTCGTAATGTCAGATGCTAATGCAAGACCTACTGAATCTTTGTGAATTGCGTAACAATCTCTTTGAACAGAATTTTTTGTTAAAAGAGTTGACATAATCACTCTGAAACCGAATACATTTGGAATGTATCCTGAAGTCAATGCAGTGTTAGATACTAAACCATCTGCCGCTGTAACCAAGTTAGTATCTGTTAAAAGATCTGTTAAGGCTTGCGGAGAGATGATTATACATCTGTCGTTAGTTGGAATTGAAAGACCATTCATCGCTTCGTGGACTTCTAAAAATTTTGCTTTAGTTAATCCAGATCCTGCTGTCACCTGTGTAGTTGGTGCAGAGGCATCTAATGCGTCGATGATCTCTTGGTCTACCGCTCTGTTTAAACCTGACGAAATCGCTTGTGCGAACGTGTTTCTAAGATCGATATTTGTCTTAAATTGATCCATGTCGTCAATGTATTCACCAGAATGGTAATTGTTAAGTGTAGTAGTTACAACACTGTTCTGTGCTGTGCTACCAGTGTAAGCACCACTTCCTGCAAAAGATTTGCTCGAATCAGACATAGCCGTGATATCTTCGAATCTTGCTTTGTTCTTGATTGAACCACCTTTTGATAGTTTGTGGAACTTGTAAGTTGAACCAGTTACGTTTCTTACAACTCTAACTGCGTCAACTAAATTTGATGATGTTTGTTGGTACGCTTGTTTTACATCATCACTGAACATAGTTACGAATGAATTCGATACTGATGTTCCTGCGTTTGCTACTAATGCCATGTTAATGGTCTCCTTGTAGTTTAGTTGTTGTTATAATAAAACGCTGGGAATTGTGTTAATGTGTTTGGGGCCTTGCGGTTATCCCTACTAGCAATGAACGTTCTTTGCTTGTAGAATTATATCTCTACCAAATAGCCTAACTTGTTAGACAGCAGTGGGCCTTGCGGTTGTCCACGCTCGTATTTAACCTCTGCTGGTAAAGTATTGATCCACTGTGATTTTGATTTTAGGAAAATACTCCTGTATCATTTTTAATGTGCGTGTATATCTTTCACGATGTGGTTGTGCTTGTGCCTGTGGTTCACGGTATATGCTTTCGGGTCCTCCGTCAAATCCTATCAGATCCATTTGTGTGTAACCCAACTGTGCGGCCAACACTATGGCTTGTTCTCCTGTTAACCACGAATTCATTCTGGTATGTGGAAATTTTATTTCTTTCATGTTGTGTAACGTGGTGTATGTATTGTCCCTGAATATTCTATAACTGTGTTGCGGCACATACACTGCTTCTGTTACACGATCCAGTTGCATTTGATGTATGACTTCCTTGTCCTGTGCCAACAGATAGTTGGGTTGGTATTCTTTGTAGAGTTGATTACAACCAAATGTTGTGCAATCAATCTGTTCTAATGGTGTAAGATGCCTGCTGGGTCCGTTGCCTATGATGACACATCTATTGGTGTCAGCCTCGGGCACTAGTAACCTCTGTGCGATTTGACAGTTTTAAATTTTGCTTTCTTTACTGCACCTTTGTGCGGCTTGTATGCACCCTTCATCAATCTCAGGGATGAACCTTTTTTCATCCAATGGTATCCTCTAGGTGCTGAAACGCTTTTTGATTTTGTCATAAGTCTCCTTGATTGTGTTGATTAATTTTTCTCCTGGTATTGGCCATGGGTTCATCCAATCGTCCACTAGTCTGACGTCTCTGGCTTGGTGGATGTAAAGTTTATCGAGTGCCACGGTGCTGTCAATCCCTGATGATTCTTGTATATCTCTCCGGTCTGTACCGACTGTGCGGCCATAAAAGTTCTTGTGCCGTTGCCAAATCTTTTGCGTTGTATGACCCTGCAAGGCACCCACTCTTGTCCTTTTGCATAACACTTGCTGTGCTGTGTCTGTTGACCCTTGCGGGTTTTGATACCTGCCACTGTCGCTCTCCATTATCTTTTAGCCGTCCTCGCTGATCTTGTCACAGCCGCTCTGGTAACATAACCTGGTCGGCCTTTTTTGATTGGTTTTTTGCCTGCTTTTCTTCTCTTGTTGGCATAGTAGTACAGTCCTTTACGTGCTGTTCTACCGTCTTTGGTCTTGTGAAATCCTTTTTTCATGCTATCTCCATGCTTTGCACGACCAGTAACGTGCTTTGGTTTTTGGTCCTGGTGTTGAACATTTGTGCCTTGCCATAAAACTACGTTTACGAGCCGGGTTTGATTTTTTTATTCTCATTTTTGGATCACCAAATCTCACAGTTTTCACATTGCCTGTTTTGGGATTACGCACTTTTACCGCAAATTTTTTTGATTTGCCCGGTGTTCTGTATGGTTTGTTCAATTTAGTCATACATTACCTCATCTTCATATGATAGATTGTACTGATCATTGTCCCAATGGCTGAGTTGATTGTGTGCTAGTGTTTTAAATCCTTGATCTCTGTCAATGTATTTGTAGTCCACTTGCTCCAAATCCCATTGTGCCAACCAATTGAATATGGTTTTTATTTTGAAATCTTTGCAACTGTAAACATCCAATTGTATTACACCATCTTTCCAACTGTGGAATGTGACAGAACTGGTGTCAATGATGGCCACTGAACTGTATCCTTCGTTGCCTTCCACATTTGACCATGCTGTGTGTGGACCTGACAGTATGTTCATGTCAATGTTACGGATTAGGCTTTTTATCTCGTTGTCCAAACGTTCTCTGTCTTTGAATAAAGGTGGTGAATTAACTTCAGCCCTTACCAACAGATGTTTGTGTACCAGTTTTGGATGCATTGTGTTTTCCTTTCCTTGCACTATTTAATGTCTCTAGATCCTGTTGTATCAAAATGGGTGTGGGTGCTGAATGACCCCCATACTGTGGATGTGAATACAGCCACTCTTCTGTGGGCCTATCCTCATTCAATCTGTGGTGTATGTTGCACAGTGTCCTGCCACTTGCGTTTGGATGTAGCCACATGCGTGCCACATGGTCTCCTAGGGGTGTTATGCGGGACTCACCCCTCCAGCGTTGCACATCGATTTTTTGTTTGAGCCAGTAGCCTTTGCTCCAAGGACACACTGCTGTGATTGAAGCAAAGTACTCCAACCAATTAACGTCTTCTTTTTTTGCCACCACGTTTGCCACCTCGTGTTTTTTTAGCGGGTTTTTTCTTTCTCATGATTTACTCCTCCTATCGTTTAGGGGTAGCGTTAAGCAAATTTTTTTTGCCCAATTTTTTATCTGCTTCCCCTGATTGCCCTGCCCCTGAGCCCAATCTTACGTGTTCGGACTCGCTTTCTACCATAACGTCTGCTTTTGGCACGGCCCGAACGGGGTCCGGAGTATGCGGTTACAAAAGTGTTGGGTATGGTTCTTCCAGCGGGCATGACTGTATTTAACTGAGTGGATCCTGGAGTATGGCAATACAGATGACAAAGGAGTCAATAACCAGGATCCGCGAGTATTTAACGGGGACTGGAGCCATTAACTTAAAAGGTGGTCGTGAAAAATCGAGGTTACACACATATTACCAAACGCAGTTTTTTTTGGGCCCATATGTAAGCAGTCAGATAATTGTACCAGCCACATAGTTTCTGTCAGACAATTTACCACCGTGAACCACCGTGAGCCAGATTTTACAAACAATCAACCCCAGGCAGGATGCTCCGTCCGTTCTACGAAGCGACGAGAGCATCTCTGTCAGCAACACAATAGCCTAGTCCCCACGGTATCATCACCGTGTCTACTCTGTCTACCAATCCACAATGGTGTTAGAGTTCTTACGGTTGAGGCACGGTGTCAGCCAGAATGATCCAATCTGTCGCACAGTTATCAGAAGGAGATGGTAAAGAATGGTAAAGGTAATCAGATGGTAATGGGTAGAATAGAGCAGGATCTAACCCAGAATGAGCCCAGAATTGACACTTTAAGCCAGGGTTTGACTCACATTCAGGCAGGCTCAACAAATCAGCATTTAAACACACTGTCGCAACGGTTGACAGGAACCACATTCAGACTGTACAATAACAGTGTAGTTGTTAACAAAGCGACATCACCCCTAGGGTTTTAATTTGTATGTCCCCTAGGGAAGGGTGTCGTGTTAAAAAAACACTTTACAAACCCCACACAAGACAGTATACTAACACAGTCGCTGACATTATTCGTTGCTTACAATCATACACAATCAAGCGGATACAGTTAGGGACACTATTAAAAAGTACAGCACGGCATCTTTTATCGTAATTTGAGATGTCGTGTTAAAAAACCGCTTTACACAGCTCATTTTATCTTGTATAATAAATACGAGTAGCACTAAAAGGAATATATGAAACAAACAAACACCAAACACATAAAAGAGATCAATGAAGCAAGTGATTTGCTACTGTATCAGATAGCACGACAGGAAACAGATCTGTTGGCACCAGAGATACTGTTGGCCGCATTACAAATGTATGCTGAGAACAAAGGCATAACAGAACCAGCGGAACACATCATCACTACCGCATTGGCACTACCAGCACCCGCTACAACACCCGCACCAACAACCACAGTCAGCACGATAGATTTATTATTTGAAGAGGAGTCGCAATGAAATTGACACAGAGATACGCACCCACCAGCAGGCACACATACTTATGGCCCAACATACAGACATACACACAGATAGCCGCATATCTAGACAGGAATGATTTACCCCATCTGTTGTTACACGGCAAACCAGGCACGGGTAAAACCAGTATGGTACAGATGCTGATGGCTGAATTGGCTATTGATCCAATCAACTGTATCAACATCAACGGATCAGCACTCACAGATAAAAGGGGCATAGAACAGGTGTTAGAGGATCAATTACAGCGTACATTTACCGCATTTACCAAATCACCTTTCAGTGTAATCATACTAGAAGAAGCAGATGAGTTGACAGCAAAGGCACAGAACTTTTTGAAGAAATACATAGATGACACAGAGCACAGGTGCCGTTACATCTTTACCACCAATCACCCCAAAAAAATCAACACAGCACTACACAGCAGATGTACTGTATTGGAAATACGTGAGCCAAACACACGGATGGCACGAGCTAGATTACAGCAGATAGCACAGCAGGAAGGACACACTTTACCACAAGCAACACTAGACACGATGGTAAATCGCAACGCAACATTTAGGCAAATGCTCAATGAGTTGGATGGATGGTTGGCTCAATTGGATTCAGCAACCTTACCAAACCTTACCAACCAAACAGCGGAAGATGTCATCGCAAAAGCCAAGCGAGTAATGGGTGAAAATTACCAAGCACCAGCGGTAAACTTATTTGACTATGGGGATTGACATCACACACATATGACTGTAAAATAACACTAACACGAAAGGCACACTATGAAAAAAATAGACTACAATCAATACAGCACTGAGGATTTGTACAGTTTACTAAAATTGAATTATATGAGAGAATTCCATAACGGTACAACTGTTCTAGATTACAATGATTGGAAAGATGAACTAAACGCTAGAATCAGCGTACCAACCATAGAGGAGTATTTGTATGAAGACTAAACAGCAAAACACAGCCACACTACACCTAGATGGGGAAAAATTTATGTCGCAAATGGTTTTTAACAGCGACACAGCACCAACCATAGAAGAATGGATGGATCCAGACAGCGACTATTGGCAACAACAAAAGGAGCACAAAGATGGGTAAACACAAAATGAAAACAGCGGCCGCAATGGGTATGTTAAAACTATACAGCATTGGCACAACACGTATCTATAAGAAAGAAAATCGTTATTTTATACGAGCCAACAGCAAAGATGAAGCACAAAAACGATGGAGCAAATACAGAGACGATTGTTTTATAGACCCAGTTACACCGTTACCAAATGGTTTTACATACAAACACACGATGTATAGGGAACCAGACTATGACTATGACTACGATAATTCATTAGAAGAAGTAGATGAAGAAAAATATGACGAAAATTTTAAATGGCATCGAGAAGCGTTAGATGAATTATACAAAGACAGGTAAAAAGGAGCAACAATGATTAAATTTATAGTGTTTATTAGCACAATGATAGCAGTATATGGGGTGTTATGGTATTTCAGCACCAGTTTAGGCTTGTAAAATTTTACCAGCGTTAGAACGCTTTATTTTTAGTTTTTTAACATCCTCCATCAGTCAGATAATCCATCAGTCAGATGACCCATCAGTCAGATAATCAATCGATCAACAGCAGTATGATAATGAACAGTTCCAGCACTATGGCTGTGTGGTACATGGTCCACAGTATGGGATAGGATTGTTTTTTCTTCATGAGAACCAAACTATCAGCACGTATCTTGTGCCTGATGTGACTGGTGTTACCTCGTGCGGATAACAAAAGTTGCTGGGAAATACCACAGCATCACCAGTGTGTAGATCAGGCACTTGATATTGACCTTGCCAGAATCGTAGTGCTCCACCCTCGTAATCTTGATTTAGCATCATGCTACAACTCAATGTTCTATTGGCTCCACCATAATGATCTATGTGTTCTTCAAATTTATTGCCTGCTCCATATCTGATCAACTGTACACCTGTGTGTTCTGTGGCTTTGTGATAGTAAGGATACTGTTGTATGATGTGTTTGAGTGCTGTTTGTATGTTGTGCCAGCATGGTCCATGCTGTTGGTCCAACATGGTGAATTTACAAATGCGTGTGTTGGTTACTGCATTCTGTGTGTTTGTGAGGGCACTCTCGGCTGTGGCCCAGCCCGACCATGCGTCTGTGCTGTCGGGCAGTGTACGGCTCCATTCAATGATTTCATCGCAGGTGCTTTGGCTCAATAGGCCCCTAAACTCCGCGATGTATTGCCGTAGGTCCAGTTGGTTGGCTAGTTGCATTAACCACCCAGTCTAGTAAGTTGTTCATACAAATTGTACAACTTCTGTCTGTGTGTCTCTCCAACAGGATCTCCCGGAGGCAGTTTGAATTTGTCATCCTGTCTCATGGCTCTGATGTCTTCTCTGATCGTGTTGGCATCTTTGGGTGCTGATGCTTGTGTGTTTGTTATTGGGTTTGGCATTCTGTTGTTGCTCATTAATTGTTCCAAAAACTGTATGCCTTCTGCTGTGTCCACCAATGGTTGATCCAACATACGCTGTGGCAGTGTTCCTGCATACTTCTTGACTGCTTCCAGTCTGTCTGCGTAGTCGTTGCCCCACTGTTGTTGCAGTGCTGATTGTTCTTGCTCTAGATCAACTCTGGGTGTGCTTGCCATTTGTTGTTGCAGTTTGCCCATTTGATCTGAGTAGAGTGCCATTGCTGTTTTGACTTGATCCTGTGTGAATCCTGATTTTTTGAACACGTCAGTTACTTCTTTGCTCAAATCATCTGGCATTTCATCCAGTCCTAAATCTTTGGTCATACTGAAATCGTAAGCATCAGGCACTTTGTTGGTGCTGACTTTCTTTTCTAGTTCAGTGTATGACTTGGCTAGGTCCTCTGGTGTTTTGAACTTTTCAGGCAACCACTCGGGTCTTTCTGGTTGTGTAGCGGCCTCTTGTTCTGGTGTTGGCACTGTTTCTACTGGTGCTTCTGGTTGTGTGTCTATCAAGTGTTCCGTTGTTGCGGGTGCTTGTGTGTTGTCTTCTGGCATTAGATTATATGCTCCTTCTTGTTGTTATGAACACTACGTTCACGACACATATTATCTATCCTTCTCAACAGTTGTTGCTGAGCCACTTGGTATACTGCCGCATATGGATTAGGTGAATCGCTGGTTACTCTTGTTTGATGTATCACGCGATTTAAATCTTCGTATACTGCTTTGCCGGCAGGTGATTCAAAGATCTGTCTATAGAATTGTTGTAATTGCGTTTGTGAGTTCTTCATGTTCAGTTTTTTTAGTTACAGTTGTTGTTCGTTTACAACTCTATTTATAAGGACTAAACTGAAGGTGGTTGATTTTGGTCTTGTAATTGCTGTGCCAATGCCTGCAACTGTTGTGCCTGCTCTTGTTGTGATTGTTGATCCAATGTTTCTTGTACTTCTGCTTCTGTTTTCAATACTTCTGGTGACATATCACCATCTCTTAATATTTTACGTGCAAGTTTTTGTAGATCTAAATTAACCAATGCGTTTGGACCCAACTGTGTGATTGTTTGTACCAACTGTAAGTCTCTTGTGATCTCTGTAAGTGCAATACCTCTTTTGACTGCTGAGTTTACAACCAATTCGCTGATGTCACCGAATCTTGCAAAGTCTTCTACCTCACCTCTCATCTGTAATCTTTTGATTAAATTACCAACCAATGGTCTTAAAAATTCTTGTTCTAGTCTTAATCCACTAGGACCTATTCTACGGTAGAATTCAGACTGACGTATTTGTACCTCAGTGGCAGTTTGATATTTTGATTCATCTGGTGGTAATATTGCATCATTGAACAACATACGTCTTATCATTGCTCTGTGATCATTGATTGTTGCTTCCGTGATGTTGAGTTGTCCAGGAAATGGTATTGCTTGTAAAGGGGAATCTACAGTGATTACATCTCCTGGTCTCAATTTCATGTTAGCGAAATTGACTGCTGTGTCTGAATTAACCTGCCAACTACCTAATGCTAGGTAAGAAGCGGCTTCCATAAACAACATCTGTGCTTCATTGACTACTCTGATATGCGGCAATGCTTCTCTTACAGGACTTGTGCCCCACATGTCTCCCACTGTCTTGCCGAAGCGAAAAGTGGTAAACATTTGCACTGGCATACTTGTTTGTTTTAGTATGGTCATTTCTTTGCCAACTTGCACTGTGTATGTAAATTCTGATGCGTTTGGTAATCTCAAACAACTTTCTAATACTTTGTGTGTTTTGTATGGATCTGCTCCACATAATTTTTTCATTTCTTCAGGCAACATATCTATGAAGTTTTCTAAAAGATAATGTCCTGGTAATTCGTGTTCTCTGAATACTGTTTCTATTTCTCCTTGATGGTTATCTAAGAAATATAATTGGTGACTTGGTACTGCTACAAAATCAATGTTCTTGTCTTCGTACATACCTATACAACCACAGCCACTTATGACTGCATCTGTTAATGCTTCTGATGCCGCTATGTAAAAGTTGCTGTCTCTGATTGTTTTGAATACTCTTCTGTTAGCAACGTCTAATGCTTTCTTGACATCAGTCGCTACTCTTTCCTTTAGATCTTCTCGCACGGAAAGAGTGGCCCATTGTTGGTTTTGCGGAATCAACAAATTAAGGATCGTGGATACTAGGGTCTGAACACCGTCTGGTGCAGTTGAATCAAATATCTTTGTTCTGTCTGTTTGATTTGCATCTTTTCTGTAGATGTCTCTGTTGGGTCTTGTGTAAAGGTACGCTTCAGATATCTCTGATTCGTGTTTGTCTCTTTCTTGTTTGGCAAGTTTATATGCCCTTGCGATGTAATCTTTCATTCAATTATAGATTTGATAGAGTTTTGAAATCTGAACCTAAGCCACCTTCTTCTGATATGCCTAAAAGTCCACCTGATCTCTGTGTGATTAAACTACTTCTACCTCTTCTACCCCTTCTTGATCTTTGTTGTGCTACTGCGGCTTTTTTTCTTTCCGCGTCTAATTGTTCAGCCGCTCTAGAATCTGCATCAGCCTGCAATTCTCTTTGAATTTTTAATTGCTGTTGTGCTTGTTCTTCTGCACTAGGCATCTTTGGTGCTTTAGGTATACACATTAGTAACCACCTCCTAATAATCTAATAACATTCTGTGCTGTTCTGATTGTTGGTTGTAATAAACTTCTTCTCTGTGGTGCCGCTCCTAGTTCTTCTTCACTAACACCTAATGCACTCGGTCTCTGTGTGATAAGAACACCTCTGCCTCTTGCGGCCGCTGTTCTTGTCTGTCCTACACCTCTCGCTCTACTTGATGGTGTTACCGCTGGTGCTGGTGCTGGAGCCGGTGGTGGTGGTGGTGGTGGTGGTGGAGGGGGTGGGGGAGA